CAGATGCACCGCAATCATGGATACACCACGGATTCAGCATTGCAGGAACAGCGATCTTGTATCCCCGCTTTGAAAATTCAAAGCATTGGGATACATCATAAAAATCCCATTTTTTAAACTTGGAACCTTCATCATTTTCTAAAAAATATTCATTACTTTTCTCTAACCGTTTTTTTACAAACGGCATGATACGAGGATGAATTGGAACAATTCTGTTTTTTCCAGAATCAGATTTACTTCCACCTTTAAAGTATTGTTCTTCTAGGTTTACTTGATCACATGTCATATCTAATAATTCCATTAATCGGAATCCCGTATAAATATAGAAAACAATATCAACATTTTTTTGATCAGATATTTTCCATAGAGCTTCAACTTCTTTTTCGGTAAATGGTGCGCGTTTTGACTCTTCCTGCTTGGCACTTACAGACGTTAATTGTGAATACATTTTATCTATGATATCTAATTCAAACGCAAAACTGTCTAAATGTCCCCATAGAACTTTGATATGAGCTTGCGTGGCATAACTGCGTTCACAGTTATCTATAGTTTCTTGCATTTGATAAGCTTTTATTTGTCTGTATTTCATTCCGTAGAGTTTTTGACAATGTTTATAAGCTGATTTAAGTGAGCTTAAACGAGAGGTTCCAAGTTTGGGACCTTTTATTTCAAGCCATCTCGTATATAAATCTGCAAGCGTCACTCGGTTACGATCAATGTTCCACGGATTGTCGTTGTACTTGGCCAAAATGATGTTTGCTTCTTCACGAGTAGCAGCATAGTCCACTGGGACCTGCCTTCCGTGTCCATCTTCATCATATGTAGTAACTTTTACAACGTATGGTCGTGATCGATTGCCTTTTAATTTGGTTACGCTGCCGTAGCCGTTTGGGTTTCTTCTTGCCATATATCATCATTCCTTTCCTAAAAAAGGGTACAAAAAATACACCCTTATCAAATTGTGTTTTTGCAGGATGTATGATATAATTCTCTTGTCTAGGGAGAAGTAATATCATATGCTGCAAAGTGGTTGATAAACTTCTGAGATTCCGTCCAGTTGGTAGCTGGGCGGTTTTTTGTTATTTATAAGCTTTATTTGCTCCGTATTTAGCTTGACTATTGGTAAATCCTTCGTATTCCAATTGTTTTATGAGACCAGATTTTGAAAAAGATTGACTTTCTAAATAAGATGTTGCTTTTTTGTAGGCCTGATCTTTCCAATTAGCGTTGCAATTATTTGCAGCATATTTGGCTTCTTTAGTTGTAAATCCCTCATATTTAAGCTGTTTTATTAATCCGGACTTAGAAAATGCATCATAATCAAGATAGTCGAAAGCTTTATTTAGAGCATTTTCTTCTCCCGTTGTAGGCGCGTAAGCCTCTGTAGTTTTTTCTGTAGTTGCTTCAGTTGTAACCTCTGTGGTTGTTGGTTCTTCTGTAGTTGCTTCAGTTGTATCATAAGCAGATGTGATTTCTATAGATTCAAAGATCTTATCAAACTCCGAAGAATAATCATTTTCGGGCGAGCTCATTGCACAAACTACAAAATATCCGCTTTTTACAGGAAATACGAGCATTTCATTTTTATAAGTTTTTCCATCAATAGATTTATTATAATATAACTTCTCTACATCAATACTATTTATTTGTGCATATTCGCCTTTTAAATCATCTTTATAATCTTGAGATTTTTTAATACTATCCTTTACCTTTTCAACATTTTTAGAATCCAGTACATTACCATCGAATTTATGATAAACTACACTCAATAATCCATCATTATCTCCGAGCTCATTCTTATAATAAAGGGATGTATCATCTGAGTTGGAATCGGCAGCGATCCATGATTTTGGAATTTTATATTTTATCCCATATGAACTTTCTGTTTGCTCGAAATCTTTATATGGATCATCAGCTGTATCATCCTTTTTTGATGCACAAGCAATTAAAAAAATACAAATTAGTGATAATATTATCCCTAATGATATAAATCTTTTTTTCATAAATTTTCCTCCTGATATAAAAATATGTTATAATCAATTTGTATAGTTTACATATTTTATACACTAGAGGTAGCGGTGGCTTATTGCAGTAGGTCATCGCTATTTTAATCTTAGTTTAATCAACTCTTCATTATATCCGAGTGCATGCGCGATCTGATCGGTAGTAAATTCTTGAAATTCAAGAAAAACTTCGTCGTCAATTAGAAGCTCAGTTGCAAACTTATCTGCTTCGATTTCCATTTTACTTACAAGAAGTCCAGTTCGTTTTCTTAAAAATGGAGTATTAGCATCAGGATGCATAATTGCATGACCTAATTCATGTGCACATGTAAATAGCTGATCGTGATCAGAAAGATCATGATTTATATGTATTTGCTTCATACGAAGCTGTTTATTGTAGTATCCACTAATGGATCCCAATGGTTCAAATATAACCTTTATCCCTAAATACTTAGCAATGTCAAAAGGATTATCCGTACCATATCTTTTCTTTAGTGAGTTTGTTTTTTTACGAATATCCAATGAATCACTTCCTTTATTTTCTGTATTTCTTTGGTGTGAATTTTTGCTTAGCATTTATTTTTGCGATGGTTATACTGTTTTGGAGACTCGCTTTTAATAATTCTCTTGTTTCATCATCTAAAGGTTCTCCGGAGAACATCAGTCCATCTTGATCGGATTCTAACTGATCAAGGGTTTGTTCTAATCGTTTTGCGATATCTTTTTCATCTTTCTTAGTTAGCTCAATGGCTTGATCGGATTTTTCTTCTATTAAATCAGATTTTCCAATTCCAAAATAATCAGCGAGAGCCTGTACGCTTCCCATTCTAGGAATGGATTGTCCCGTACACCAAGTATTAAATGTTTGTGGAATAACTCCAATAGCTTTAGCCACCTCTTTTTGGCTTTTTCCTGATTTCTCTAAATAGAAAGATAGATTTTTAGAGAATATTTTCTTTTGCTTTTCATCTGACATTAAATCACCTCACTTCGTTATTAATATAGTACAATAAAAATTGATTTTTTGCAACTAAAAGTCAAAAATAAATTGATTTTAGTATTGACATCCATTTAAAATGGATTTATAATAAATACAGAAATTAAAGAAAGGCGGTGATGACGTGACAAAGATGAACGAAGGTAAAGCAGTACCATTTCAAATTTCTTTAGCTTCAGCACGAGTTAATGCAGAAATGACACAAGAAGAGGTCGCAAAACATATGCATGTTGGAAAACAGACTATCGTTAGCTGGGAAAAAGGGACTTCTGAACCGAAAATGTCGCAAGGAAGAGAACTTAGTAAATTATATGGTATTCCAATTGACTATATTTTTTTACCTAAGAAATCCAATTAAAATGGATTTAAATAACCAGGAGGTGAGAAAGACGAAAGTATTGAAAGATATACAGCCCGATGAAAAATTAGCAGAGGAAATCCAAAGTAATCTAGATAAGCAGTTAAAAGAAAAACAGCTAGAAGAATCAGAAGAGTTAAAAACTATTCTGCATGGAGTAACAGGTAAAGAAATGAGATGGGCGATCTATTCTGCGATTTCTAAGCAAAAAGAAAAACAGCGTTGCCAGGAACAAAAAATATCATCCCTGCAAATAGCTGTTATATTGCAGGGAATAGCTGTAATTATTTTAGGCATTGGTGGAATCATTTTAAAAAAATATCTACCATGACAGAGGCTGTTGCAACAATCAAAGAAAGAATAGAAATAGTTTTAGAGAGTTTTGAATCCGCCTCTGCAGATAATGCATTTTGTTTGGCGGTCTCTGCAATAGATGTAATGGCATCTATTTGCTGTTGATATTTTGCTTCTCGTTCCTTTTCTATTTTTCGTTGAAGCTCAAATTCAGCCAAATGAGCGCGGCCTAATTCAG